GCCTGCCTTGGCCTGCAAAAGGCCGCTGGAGGCCATTGGAGGCTGTGCACGCTGGGGTAGTGGCAAGATGGAGCCAGAACCGTCTGTAACGTCCGGATTGACCTCCAAATAAGGCCAGTTGTTCGTGTTAGCCGTCTTCCACTTGTCTTCGTAGCCTTCAAATTGGCCACCATAGCCAATAAACGGCGCTTTGGGGGCCAAGGCCAGCATCTCGGCTTCTTGGCTGACCCAATAGTTGTACATGCGCTGGGCATCCTTGGCATTACGCACAAGGCCAGACACATACAAACGGCCATCGACCTCAAATTCGTTGCCCACAACACGGATCACGGGGATCCACTTGCCTGCCCATTCTTTTTCTTCAAGAATTTCGTAGCCGTTGATCTTGCAATACTTCACCCGAGGGCGCTCGGAGATGCGATTGCGTTTGGGTTTGCCGTACATGGCACGCAATTGCTTGTCTTCGGGCGTGCCCTCAAACGCCGTAGCGTTGCCAGGGTACAAATTCAGCGTTGTTCTGTCGTAATCGATGTAGTAGTAACCAGCAATACGCACTGTGTCTTCGTTCAGCCAGTTGCTGATCGACTGATCGCCCACGCCAAGCGACTGCAAGGTCGAAATGGGGGCCGCATCGGGGTATTGGCGCTCGTATTCAGCTTTGGTCAGGTCTTCGGTGATAAAACACCACTTGGCATCTGCGCCAGTGGGGTCTTGAATTAACGGGTCCATGTAGACCGAGAAAGAATTGCGAATACGGCCAATCTTGATGTCTTGGTCAAACGTATTTTCGTCGCAATACTCGGTGTACAGCGTGATGTAGCCTTCGCCATACGCCACTTGATTCTCGCAGGCAGTGTCATAGGCCACATCAGCATCACTGATGTACTCAATGTGCCGGATCATGCCGTTGAAAATGTCCGCCACCTCGATGTCGGCGTTGTCATCCACCGGAATGACTTTCGCGCCTGGGCGATTTTGGCGCATGTCGTTGGTGACTTGGCGCACATGCTGGGGCAATTTGTTGATCGTCAGTGTCGGGCGGGCGTTGATCGTCTGCCCTTGAACCGCACCGCGGGTAGCCAAAACGTCCGATGGCCACTGCCAGTGGTTATCCGGTGAACCAGCGTAAAAGCGCAGGTCATCAATCTCATCATCACGGGATTCAGATAGCGCGGCGACTGCCATGTCGAGGCGGCTGCGAGCGACCGTCAGAATATCTGAGTCGCTTTTAAGTGGTTTGCCACCGGCAGCAACATTGGCTGCGGCGACCATTCCGGTTGGATCAGCCATTAAAGACCCCTAAAACGTGAGGTTCGCGCATCAGGACATACTCTTTGCCCTTGTGCGTAAATTCTTGCCCTACATCAAAGTATACGCGATCACCGACCTTCAGCGTAGTGCAGTCAGGGCCAGCAGATAGTACCACACCTGTCGGCATTTTTTCAATCGAGGTCAGAACAAAGGTAGCGTGAGTCTCAACATCACGCTCCATGATCAGGCAATTTTGCAGGGCTTTTGGGATCATTTTTTCTTCATGGCTGGCTTGGATGCCGCACGCTTTTCGCTGTAGGCAATCGCCACGGCCTGTTTGATTGGCTTGCCAGCCTTGACTTCAGCAGCCACATTCTTGCGGAAGGCTTCGGGGGATTTAGATTTAACGAGTGGCATCATTTACCTTTCTTGGCCGTCTTGGCCGAGTCTTTGAAATCTTTGGCCGTTGGCGCGTTCTTGCTGCCAGGCTTGTTCATCTTTTCGCCAGAGCCAGCCTTGATGCGCTCTTGTTTGGCGTGAATGTTCGCATAAAGTCCGGGTTTAGTTGCCATGTTAAGACCCCATCCATGATGTTGCTATAGCCCCACGATCATGGACCGTGCGGCGCTCGGTGCGGGAATTGTACTCCCCGCGACTGGCTACAGGATACGAAAACGTAAGCGCTATCGCATCCGCAGCATCTGGAGACGCCAAACCGCGCGCCTTCATGTCCTTTTTAGATTCCAAAAATATCGCCCCTTTGGAATCTGGCTTCATCATAGGCGAGATCAGATCAGTTTTCAAGAACCTATCGTTTGGAATGCTGGCGCTTTTAAGCCATTCACGCATCTCACCCCAAATCTGCGCCCGCATGTTGCCATACATGGCCGGATTCTTGGACTTCCAGCCAAAGTTCACGCCTTTGATCTTGTACCGCTGCTCCTTGAGCCGGTCCACGATCCCCGCGCCCAGCCCGCCCTCGTCAATGAACACCATTGCTGGCTTAAAGTCTTCAATCGCCTCGATCACATGCCCGACCACCGTCATCGTATCGTCGCCCCTGTGCCGGATGATTTTCACAATGTCCCGCCCTTGCCGGATCGCCAACACCGTCGCGTCCGCCCCAAACCGCGCGGGGTCCACCCCAATCACTATCGGCGCGCTTGGGTCTTTATACAGTGGCCGTTTCATGGCGTCGTCCACGACCAGGCTTGAGATAAACTGATCATCGCCCGCATTGGGAAACTCGCCGTACACCTCGACGTGCGCTTGACTGGAGTCTGGTCCGTATTCGTCGATAATCTGCTGATAGACCTGCTTGTCCGTCCCTTCGACCGTGCGGGCGTCCACCACTTTGGTCGTCCAGAACTCCCGCTTACTGTGAAACGTCTCGTAGAAGTAGCCCGTGTTGCGACGCGGGTTGCTAAACGCCAGCCAAAACCGGTTGGGCGTATTCTCAGTAAAGAAACCCGCCGTCACCGCCCAGATGGCGTCGTCAATACCTGACGCTTCGTCAAAGATCACCATTACACCGTCGAAGTTGTGCACACCCGCGTAGGCGTCTGGGTTTTCCGCCGACCAGAGCCGCCCTTCAACGCCCCAGTAGCGTGTGCCCTTCTTCAAGTCACGTTCGACCAGTTCGGTCAGCCATTTGGCGGGCATTAGTCTGGTGGCCGAAACTTCAAACCAGTGGCTGTTTAAGCTCATCGCCAGCCACTTGGTAATCTCGGCCCATGTGATTGAGCGCAGCTGGGATTCACTGTTAGCTGACACAATGGTCGTCGAGCCTATCCTGGTGGACAGCATCCAAATCACGATCCATGAGACTAACGCCGACTTACCAATACCGCGCCCAGACGAGACGGCGTGGCGTAGCGTGTTGAAGTCAATCTGGCTTTTGTTTTTTTGTATCTGAACTGCAATCTCTTGCAGCACCTCGCGCTGCCATTTACGTGGCCCGTCAAAGTTTTCCAGCGGCGTGCCCTGCACACCCCACGGAAATACAAACTTTACAAACGCCAGCGGGTTGTCCTTGTACTGCGGCGCCCACAACCGCGCCATCAGTTCCTGTTCGTCTTCAGCCGAGTAGCGTGTGGTTTGCATTTTGTTTCTTATTTGGTGCTGGCCGTGCGGTTAGCGCGGGGCTGGGTTCATGTGCTATGACATCCACCACGTCAGCAGCGCGTCGTTCGGCTTCAGCAAGAGCGCCAATGATGGAAATGCGTTGGTCAACGTCAACAGTGATGGACTGCTTGGCGACCCAACCGTGGACGTTCTGCAAGATCGCCAAGCTGGCCTTAGCGTCGCCCTGCTCGGCTGCCTTGTGCAGTTGTTTGGAAGCGGTCAGCTCGCCATCAGCGCGGCCCTTTTGTTCGGCCATCTCAGCAATGGGGTCCATCTCGCACAACTGCCGATAAGCCTTGGGCAGCATTCCAGCCGCCAGCGCAAGGTTGTCGCCCTTCAGCCCGAGCTTGGCGGCGTCGTAGATACGGTTAAGCACCGCCTCGGTAGCGCGTATCTCGTTGATGACAAGTGGCAGTGAATGGAAACTCATAGGTTGTATGGCCGCGTGAATGCGTGCGTTCATTGTAAACATAAAGTTGGTTGTCAGGCAATTGTTTACGAGTTGCTAAAAAATAAAAAAGTTTTTGCAGACGCTCCGTTACAGCAGGCCCTTTGCCGTCGGCCCTACCCCCTCCCCCTCGCGGCGAATCCGGAATGGCTGTGGACCATGTGGGCTGTCCACACGGATCGCTGGCGGCCGATAGCAGTGTGGACAATGTGGATAGTCCACATGCGGACCGATACGATGCATTAATGCATGGTCCACAATGTCCACATGTACGCGCGCCAGCAAAATGCGTCGGTCTAAAGTGTGGACAGTGTGGACACTTTGGACGGGCAATTTAAATCGCTCTACCCCATATTGAGTATTACTGTGTTTATATACAGTACTTATCTTTTGACAAACTTTTTAAACACACTATCCACAATGTCCACAAATAGCTCAAACCCGCATATGTATTAGCTTCGAGTGTGGACAATCCCGCGCTAAATCACCGGTCCACAATCACGCCACAATGTCCACAATTTGCGCTGTTACACTCTGTTACATATTTCTTTACGCTATTTTGCGCGGACATCGTTTTATGTACGGAAATCGCTTACACTGTAGTCTCACACAACCCGGACCGGCGCGAGCCGGTCATTATTCACTAAAGTAAAGGTACAGCATGAGCAAAATTTTAGGTTATATCGCGTACGAAGGCCCGTCGGAGATAGACGGCGCGCCGATTGTCGTCATCGTTAATAAGATTAACGACGCGTCAAAAAACGACAAGACTGGCGCGCTTGTGCAGACGTTTATTATCCGGTCCGACGTTAACCCGGTTCAAGCGCTGCAGACTGGCGATGACGTTTCAGTGTGCGGTATGTGTGTGCACCGGCCGAAAATCGCCAGGGAAACCGGCGACGTGCCATGTTATGTTCAAGTAGCAAAATCAGTGCTGTCGGTTTTTAACGCATACAAGCGCGGCCGGTACGTGAAAGCTACACCGGCCGCGATCGCCAAGGTCATCGCTGGTAAGCGCTTGCGCATCGGCACGTACGGCGACCCGTTTGCTGCGCCAGTGGCCACATGGCAAGCATTAACACAATTTACGGCCGGACATGCCGGTTACAGTCACCAATGGCAAGATACCCGATTCGATCATGCTGCGTGGTCGCCGCTTGTAATGGCATCGGCCGATAGTATCGACGAAGCCGCGCAAGCTAATTTGTACGGTATGCGGGTTTTCCGGGTTTCCGTCGGTGTTGATCGTCAACCCGGTGAAATAGCATGTCCGGCGTCGGTCGAAGGCGGCCGTAAAACGACATGCGTTAACTGCATGTTATGCGCCGGTACAAGCAAAACCGCTAAAGATATAGTTATAGCGGACCATGCGGCCGGGTATGCGCGCCGGGTTATTTCAATTGGAGTATCAGTATGATCTATTTTGGGACATACCATCGCTTGCGCTTACATGTAAGCGCTACCCCTAAACAAGTATTGCGCGCGCTTTACAAAAAGCTGCGACCGGTAGCACTTACCCGCGCGCAGCGCATGCATCGGCATGCTATCGCGCGCGATATTTTAGATTGTCACTGCGCTGCGCGCAGTCTATTTATTAAGGTTACAGCATGATTAAAACCATGTCCGCTAAGTATCCCGGCCGGTGTAGTCGGTCCGGCGCGCGTATAAACCCTGGCGATACTATCCTATACGACACGGCGACGAAGCGCGCCAGCTTACAACCCGACAGCGATAGCATAACGTTCTATGGGGAAACCGGTCCGACGACGTTTTACCGTAACGCGCGCGGCCGGTGTATAGACGCGCCGTGTTGTGGGTGCTGCACTATTTGATTTTCAGTGCATGGCCATGCTGTGGCCATGCGCGGACAATCGGTCCGGTAACAGTAAAGGTACAGTATGAAATACACGTATTCCCCTTCACGCGAAGCGATAGAAAAACGACGCGCGGCCGCTATGGATCTTTTAACGGTCCTGGCCATCGCTGGCGCGCTTACGGTCCTGGCGCTTGCTTATTTTGATATTCTCACGTTCTAAGGGTAAACCATGACTTACAATAAATTATCAAATTATTACGCTAATCAGCGCACACGTATGCTGCGTGAATTACTGCGCCGGGATTATGGCGCGCGCTGCTATAGGTTAACGCGCCAGAATGACGTTCACGTATACGGAAAAATGCCAAATAGTATTGTGACCGGCTGGTATTTATTAGGTTCACGGCGCGCCGTTGAAAACGATTATTTAATTTAAGGGTAAACCATGCAAACCATTAAAATCAATCGGACCACGTACCGGGTAAACGACGCGCGCGACATATACGCGGCGCACGCTAAGTGCACCGGTAAGCATAAAATTGTTAAATCTAAGGGCGCGGAAAAACGACGCTATCCGGTGTTCTACGATGGCATGAGTACGCGGGAATATGTGGGGCTGTACTTTGAATTGAACACACGCGGACCCGGCCGGCATGATACACCCTACGGTCCCGACGTTGACGTTAACGCGCTATTTGAGCCCTTAAACGACGCGCCAGCTACCCTATACACTGGAGAGGATTTATATGAAGCATACTGAATCGGACTATATTAACACGGGCGCGGCGTATGAGCGCGCCGCCACGCCAGACAAAGCCCGCGCCATAGCGCAACGCCTGCGGGCTATGCTCTCAAGCGAACGGCCTGAAGACCAGACGTATGCGCGCATGCTAATCGAACGAGGGCGCGCGGATGCTCGTTCTAGTTAGCCTTTTAATCGCGGCCTTGCTGGCCATCTTGCTTGACCTATAAAAACGGCCCTTTACGGGCCGTTATTTATTTCACCAGGCGCACACTGACTGCGGGCGGTTCCTCCACCATGTCGCGCAGTTCGGACCGGCTCACGCCAGCCATCTCAGGCGCAGCAAAAATGTGCTTTTTACTATCGTACCTGCGCGACTTCAGACGGCCCATATCTACCCATCCGGCCTCTTTTAGGGCGTGCAGCAGGGCGGGCTGCACAATCTTGACGCTACCTTGTGCAGTGCCCTGTAAACGATCGCAGAGGGCGTGCCAAGGCGCGCCAACGACACCCTTGGAAAACTCGCCCAGACGGTTACGCATCAGATCAACAAGAAACGACTCCGCGCCAGACATCCCCGCCTCGACCATGATGGCCTTGGCCTCCGTGAGCATAGGTGTTGCACCAGGCGCAAACGCTGAGACGTCACGGGCGTGCAACCAAGCAGCCACGGCAGACTTGCCGCCCGACTCCATCCAAGCCCAGATGGCCTCGCCCTCTGCATCGGTCATGCGCTTGGCATCCGACCAGATGACAAACCATCGGCGGTCATCAGACGGCAAGTTGATGGCGACACGTTCGTTTGAAAACGCAATGACTTGCAGACGGTTAACAAGATCGTAAGGGGCCAAGCCCTTGCGCTGCACCATCAGGAATTCAGGCGGCGCTGCAATCAGGGGCTTGAGGGTGTTTTCGAGTGCCCTTCTGTCTTTGGCCTCACTCTGACGCAATTCGTTAATGACCAGCACTTCGGTTTCAAGGGCATAGCCCCATTGTGAGGTGACTTCCTCGTTACGTACCAGCGACACGTTACGCAAGGCGTTGCCCCCGATGGCGTAGAAGAACGGCGCCCACATGGTGTCTTTGCCGCTGCCAGGGTTGCCGCCATGCAGTACAGCGTGGTTGATCTTCTTCTCGGGGTGTTGCACTTTAAACGCCATCACGTCAAGGACGTGCGCCCGTTCTTTGTCGTCGGGAAGCATACGCTCAACGTGATCCATCCAAGGCTTGATATTGCCCGCCATTGCTGGAGGGCGTGCATCGCGCCAGCGGTTGCCGTAGACGATGCCGTCACGTGAGCAGAGGATCGATTCGCCCGCAGCGTAGGTGACGCCCTTCAGAATGCGCGCGCCCTTGGCTTGGCGGTTCTCGTCAAAGCAGGTGCCCGCCTCGATCTTGGGGCGCTTGCCGTGGATACTGTTGCAGGCGACATGGCGAAAGATCGCGTTGAACGACTGGCGCGACACTTCGTGACGCTCGGCCAGATCGAAGAAGGCGTCGTCGTCTTGCAGATACGCAAAGCGCTCATACCAGCCATCTTTTTCAAGCCGTCCGAGTTCCTTGCGCTCGACCTCGGCCACCACGTCGGCCACCACGTCGGGAAACTCAGGCGTAGGCGTCAGCTTACTGAGGGCCGACTCCATCGCCGCCGTAAGCAGTTCCTCACGCAGTCCAGGCGTATGCTTGGGGCCGTCATTGTCTGCAACCCACTGGAGAAAGTCACGGCTACCAAAGTCGATGCAATGGCTGTGCAGGCACGTATAGGCGCGATTAGCGGGCATATAACGGCCCTCGGGGTTGCCATCGGTATGTTCGGCACTGTTAGGGCAGATAACGCCCGCCCAGCCCTCCTGATTAGGGCGCGACAGCAGCAGGCCGTTCTCTGATAGCCAGATCATCACGTCGTCTGTGCCATCGTCTGAGATACGAATCGGTTTGTACGCGTCGCCAGCCACAGCGTTAGGCGTCACGTTCAGGGCTTTGCAGATTTCGTCCAGTGTGAAGTCGCGCTCTGGATGGAACTCACGCAGCACAGACCGAAACGAATCGCGGCCAGGTTTGATGTTGACGCTGCCAGGCAGTCGAAAGTTACGCACAGCGTTGATCGCGCCCTTGTCGGTGTAACCTGCCTCGGCAATCGCTATGATGGCGGCGCTAAACTCGGCCTTGGTCGGCTGCTCGCTGAAAACGTAACCCCACTGGAACGACCCTTCAGACGTTTCCATCTTCCAAGTCGGCTCAAGCGGGGGGATTTCGGCTTTGGTGCCCACGTCGTCCAGCACCATTACAAGGACGTATTCACAATTTGCCGCTTGGGCGCTAACGTGGCCGTCTTTAAAGCGGTCGACGATAAAGCTGGCGGTGTTGCCGTAGATCGCCCAGTCGGGTTTGATCTTGGCCGTGGGCAGCATAGCGGGCCATGTGCACTTGATCGCGCCGTCGGCGTGGTACTGATATTGGCCGTCTTTTAATTGTGGCTTTTGACGTACAGTGAGGAATGTTTCACCCTCTGGCGCCAATGCACTTAAAAACTCTGTAAAATCGGTCATGGTTCTTCTCCTTTAGTTGGGAATTTAGCCCCTGCCTAACCGCAGGGGCTTTCTTTTTTACGAATATCGCCTAGTGATTACGCCCTCAGCGGCCAAGGGTAAACCCTCAGCCCATTCGGGCGGTGTGCACATGACTTGATGAATATGGGCGGAGACAACCTCGGCGTCAGATTCAGCGCACTCGACGACGATCTCATCATGAACGTGAGCGATCACGCCATCAAGGGCGCGAAGGGAATGGCGCAAGATGTCATGTGCTGCTGCTTGGGTGACGTTCTCACAGGCCAGACCGCGCCACAGACGGGCGCGCGGCCATTCAGTCGCATCGGCTGCTGGCTTCCAAGCTGCTTTGGTGTACGTCACGTTGCCTTCTTCGTCAAACTTGGCATTTGGGTAGCACAGTACCCGACCAGAGGGCAAACTGTACCAGAGCGTCTGGCCGTCAAACAAGTACACAATTCTTCCCGCAGAAAATTCATGCCCTTTGTTTCTCATAGCACGCAAATACGCCTGCTCCAGTTGCGTGCCGTGCTGCATGGCCCACGGATTAGCCCTGCGCCAGCCCTCCACAGCCCGCGCAACCTCGCCAACTGACAAGTGGATGCCGTAGGCACGCCCGAACACTTCAAACGCGCCAGCGCCGCCCAGAAAGCCAAGCGCGAGTTCCTGAACCTTACCCACCTGACGCTGGTCGCCCGTCACATCATCGTAAGCCACGCGAAAGGTCGCGGTCGCGTTGACTTTGTATGGGTCAAGGCCAGACCGAAACACATCCAGTTTGGCCTCGCCTGCGGGGCAGTTGGACAGCCACGGATGCACGCGCCCCTCGATGGCCGACCAGTCGTAGGCGATCAGGACATTACCAGGCGCTGCCACGATGGCAGGGCGTAGCATTTTCTTCAGAACGTCTGTAATGCGTTTTTCGAATCGTGGCACGATTTCATGGCCTCGAACCATTGCTGTGCGGACGGCTTCGGGGTCTTGAGCGCTTTTACGCGGGAGATTATGGACT